AGGGCAGTAACCTCTATTTCACTGACGGTCGTGCCGCTAACGCTGCAGCAAACCTTCTGACTAGTGCAACAAAGAGCAACATCACAATTACTGGTAACGGCTCTGGTCTAACCATCACCGCCGAAAACGGTGTAGCTGACTCAACGACCAGTGATTTGGCTGAAGGAACAAACCTTTACTTCACCGATGAGCGTGCACAAGACGCTATCGGAAACGCTATTGCCGCTGGTGCTCAGTCTGGTATTACTGTCACATACGGTGACGCTGGAAACAAGATTGACTTTACGGTTGCTGACCAATGGGTTGGCAAAGACACCGATGACCTAGCAGAAGGAACTACCAACCTTTACTTCACTACCGCACGTGCCCGCACGTCCATTAGCGGTGGTACTGGTATTACCTACAACAACACCACGGGTCAGATTTCGGTTGATGGAACAATTGCAACTCAGTCCTATGTGTCAAACGCTATTGCTCAGGTAGTAGATGGAGCCCCTGGACTTCTAGACACACTGAACGAGCTTGCTGCAGCCATCAACGATGACGCTAGTTTTGCTACCACAATTACCACTTCGATTGGTACTAAGGTAAGCAAGTCTGGCGACACAATGACTGGTGCTTTGACTCTGTCTGGTGACCCTTCAGCCAACCTGCACGCTGCAACTAAGTCATACGTTGACAACACCATTGCTTCGGCTATTTCAACCGCAGCACCTACAACCAAGTACGCAGTCAACAACACGTTGCTGCAGCCAACTAGCTCGGTAGTTACTTGGGTAGTAAGCCACAACCTTAACTCTCGAGATGTTACGGTTCAGGTTTACGAGTTGTCATCCTACACTCAAGTTGAAGTCGACGTTGCTCGCACCAACACCACCGCAGTGACCCTGTCGTTCGTAGCAACAGCCAACGTGGCTGCTGACACGTATCGTGCAGTTGTCGTGGGATAATAGGTATACACAAATAAAAGAGGTTTGTCTTGGCTAGGAAGTTTCTCACCCCTGTAGGCCTGCCGTCTGGGAACACACTCCCACCGACAGGTGTAGTTGGTGCACTCTTTTTCAAGACTGACGACGGGCTTATCTACACCCACAACGGCACTGGGTGGGTAGCTCAAACTGGCACCATTGGGGCGACGGGACCAACTGGTGCCCAAGGCCCAACTGGCCCTCAGGGTGCAAACGGGCCTGTAGGTTCAACTGGAGATACTGGACCTACAGGCCCCTCAGGGGCAACTGGACCTACTGGAGCCACAGGTCCAGCAGGAGAAGGTATCCCAGCTGGCGGAGCCAGAGGTCAGATTCTTTCCAAGATAGATGGAATTGACTACAACACCGAGTGGATTGACAACTTCTCCACACAGGTAAAGCACCAAGTAAAACTTGGTGAAGACATTAACGCAGGACAGGCTGTCTACGTTTCGTCTGCAAATGGCACTAACATGATTGTGTCTAAAGCATCTAACGCTTCAGAAGGCACATCATCAAAAACATTAGGTCTTCTTCAAGACGGTGGACAAGTAAACGACCTAGTTTTAGTAGTTACTGAAGGTCTTGTCACTGGTCTAGACACATCTGCTGCTTCAGCGGGAGACCCAATTTGGTTGGGAACTGGCGGAAACCTTATTTATGGGTTAGCCAATAAACCATCAGCTCCTCAGCATTTGGTATTCATCGGTATTGTCACCAGAGCACATGCAGTTAATGGTGAAATTTTTGTCAAGGTGCAAAATGGGTTCGAAGTCGGGGAACTCCACGACCTCACCCTAACTGGACGTCAAGACGGATATGTCCTTTCATGGGACGCAACCGCAGGTTTGTATAAATTTGTAAGCCCACAGAGTGGACCTACAGGCCCAACAGGAGCAACTGGTGCCACTGGCCCAACTGGAGCACAAGGCCCAACTGGACCAACTGGAGCACAAGGTATTCAGGGGCCAACGGGGGCAACAGGACCGACTGGTGCCACAGGAGGGGTAGGTCCAACAGGCCCAACAGGTGCTACTGGTGCTACAGGTAGCACTGGTGCAACGGGTGATACTGGACCGACAGGTCCTACGGGTGCAACTGGCTCGACAGGTGCTACGGGAGCTACGGGACCTACAGGTGCTACAGGTAACACTGGTGCAACAGGAAGCACAGGAGCTCAGGGACCAACAGGTCCAACGGGTGCTACGGGAGAAACAGGTCCAACAGGAGCAACGGGTGCGACAGGACCTACGGGTGCGACTGGACCAGTAGCTGGAACAGCAAATCAGATTATCTACAAGAACTCAAGCAATGTTGCCACTGGTTCTAGCGGTCTCGTCTATGACGGAGTGAGTATCAAGGTAAATGGAAACCTTGAATCCGTCTACTCAAATGGCGATGAGGGCGGCGAGATTTTCCTCAATAAGCCAACCACCAACACGTCTATAACAAATGGCGTAACTATCGACGTCTACCAAAACAAGCTCAGAATTTTTGAAAATGGCGGCTCTACTCGTGGAGCGTATATTGACCTAACCGCAGCCACAGGCGGAGTTGGCAGTGACCTTCTAGCAAGTAACTCTGGCCCTACAGGTCCTACTGGTGCTACGGGTGCAACAGGTGCTACAGGAGCAACAGGACCAACAGGTGCTCAAGGACCTCAGGGTATTCAAGGCAACACAGGTGCAACAGGTGCTCAAGGACCTACTGGTCCTACTGGTGCTACGGGTGCTACGGGTGCAACAGGTGCTCAGGGCCCAACGGGTCCTACGGGTGCAACAGGTAGCACAGGCAACACTGGTGCAACGGGTGCGACTGGACCTACGGGTGCGACAGGTGCTACTGGAGCTACGGGTCCAACGGGCCCCACGGGAGCCACTGGTGCAACGGGTGCAACAGGTGCTACTGGAGCAACGGGTGCTCAAGGCCCAACGGGTCCTACGGGTGCAACAGGTAGCACAGGTGCTACTGGCCCTACTGGTGCTCAGGGTCCTCAAGGTATACAAGGCAATACTGGAGCAACAGGACCAACTGGTGCTACAGGTAGTACAGGTGCGACAGGACCAACTGGAGCAACAGGTAGCACAGGAGCAACTGGTGCGACAGGACCTACAGGTCCTCAGGGAACTGCAGGTCTTGACGGAGATAGATACCACACCACCTCAACAACCTCGCTGACTATTGCTAGCTCAGGGCAAATTACACTTACGACGGCAAATCTGGGTCTTGACTACTCTACTCAGCAAACACTTCTCATCGCGTATGACTCAAGCAATCATATGCATGGAACTGTCGACTCATACAACCCAACCACTGGGCAACTAGTTGTAACACTCAACTCAAGTTCAGGCTCAGGAACATACTCGTCTTGGGAAATCAACCTAGACGGTGCTGTCGGTATCCAAGGTGCTACTGGACCTACGGGACCTACGGGAGCCACTGGTTCGCAAGGACCAACTGGCCCTACGGGTGCGACTGGAGCACAAGGTCCGACAGGACCGACTGGTAGCACGGGTGCACAGGGTGCGACTGGACCTACAGGTGCCCAGGGTCCGCAGGGTATTCAAGGTAATACGGGAGCTACTGGACCTACAGGTGCTATGGGTGCGACTGGAGCTCAAGGACCTACTGGTCCTACAGGTGCTACAGGTAACACTGGTGCTACGGGAGCTACGGGACCTACAGGTGCTACAGGTAACACTGGTGCGACTGGAGCTACGGGACCTACAGGTGCTACAGGTGCAACAGGTAGCACAGGTGCTACGGGTCCAACGGGCCCTACAGGTGCTACAGGTGCAACTGGCTCGACAGGTGCTACGGGAGCAACAGGCCCTACTGGTGCTACGGGTTCTACGGGTGCTACAGGTCCAACAGGAGCACAAGGTCCACAAGGTATTCAGGGCAATACTGGTGCAACAGGACCTACAGGTGCCACGGGTGCTACTGGTTCGACAGGTGCTACTGGTGCGACTGGACCTACGGGAGCCACTGGTGCAACGGGTGCAACAGGTCCTACGGGTGCAACTGGCTCGACAGGTGCTACGGGAGCAACAGGCCCTACTGGTGCTACGGGTGCGACTGGAGCTCAAGGACCTACTGGTCCTACAGGTGCTACAGGTAACACTGGTGCGACTGGAGCTACGGGACCTACAGGTGCTACAGGTAACACTGGTGCGACTGGAGCTACGGGTCCAACGGGCCCCACGGGAGCCACTGGTGCTGCAAGCACGGTAACTGGACCTACAGGTGCGACAGGTGCGACTGGCCCAACGGGACCAACTGGACCTGGAGTATCGTCAGCGAGCACCCCTCTAGTTCTGAATGCTGGTGCTCTTAGCATTAACGCGTCATCAGCTAACACTGCAAGCTATGTAGTACAGCGTGATGCTAGCGGTAACTTCTCGGCTGGTATTGTTTCTGCCAACCTAACGGCAACCACGGCAAACGTTTCTGGAACTACCTTGCTTGGAACTACTACCGCTGGAACTCAGTCTTCTTCTTTGGTCTACATTATGGGACACAAGGTTTGGATTTCGCAGACAGCACCAACAACTAATACTGCTGGTGACGTCTGGATTACTTGGTAGGTTAAGCTTCGCATGACACAACAGACAGTTACTTTTGGCTCAGCACAGTACAACTCGTGGACTGCTGAAGCTGCGGGAACAGACATCGTATCAAACTGGACAGTTAGTGCTTCCGTAACTACAACCGAGGCTCCAGCAACAGGGGCTATTGGAACAACTGGTACTGGTGGAGACGTTTCTTTGGACGGTAGACCAGTAAATATGTCAAGCCTAAAGATATATTGGTGGGCAGACGCAAGCCCAACTACTTCGACTGTTGATTTTCAAATTGCTACTGCCACAAGCGGTGCTGGTGGCTATCAATCTGGTGCCACAAATGCAACTGGTGCTAGCACAACTCTTACACCAAACTATCTATCTGCACGTGCAACGACCGTCTACTATGGATTCCAAAAAAATGACACTGGTAACGTAAGATTTAACACAGCCACCGTAGCTGGAGCCACCATTTACAACAATGGAGTCGAGTCTACGTCATGGGCTGGACGAAGAATTTATGCTCAAATTGTAGTTCAATCTGTACCAAACGCACCAACAGCTTTAACGGGCTCAACGGTCAATGCTACGGCTGTATCCCTATCTTGGACCGCTCCGACAGACGGTGGAACCACTGCGGGGGTTAATGGATACAGAATTTACCAGCGGCTTGCTAACGCTACTGCAAATACTGCAGCAGATTGGTCTGTAGTAGTTGATGATACTGGAAGCACAGTTACCTCTAGAACTATTACAGGTTTGAATCCAGCAGTGTCGTATGTGTACATGGTAGCGGCACTAAATTCAGCAACAGACTTGATGTTAGCTGCCGACACTGCAAATGCAAGTAGTCCAGTAACAAGTTATTTTGATTTACAAGCACATAGCGGAAGCAGAAGTGCTGTGTCCGCAGCAGTCAACACGGCTGGCGGTGTTTACGGAGTAGGCGGAACTTGGCTAGGAAGCCCAAACGTAAAAGTTTTTAATGGAACTGCGTGGGTAGATGGATTTAGGTATGTAAAAAATGCCACTGCCTGGACGCTGTGGGGACAGCAGTAGTTTTATTTATTGTGTTTTGTTTGTTCACACCAACGAGCTAGTGACGGAACTACATACCAAACTTTACATATTGAGCATCTATATGACTCAGAATACTTATCCATCCCTATAAGTATCTCACGTAATTCAGCCTTGAATTTATAGACTTAAAACTAAGGTTATACACGGTTTTTTCGTGAAATCTATGTACAGGTCGATACATTATTATATAACATTCAGAAATCATATCTCATCAGTTGATTTATACTAGTCATATGGAAAAACTCGTCCCCGAAGAGCAAGAACTCGCCGATGCTCTGCTTCTGATTGCCAACAAGTATGGCAAGTTCAACGATGACAATACGGGGATTTGGGCTGGATATACCCCAGCCTCCGAGAACGAGGAAAACGCAAAAATTGGCGTTAAGTGCGGAAACTGTGTATTTTTCAACGCCCCTAATGGTTGCCAAATTATCGCTGCAGAAGTTGAAGACGGAGGGCTTTGCCGTTTTGCAGTTCTCCCAGATGGTGCTGTAACTGCCACCGCTGGGTCAAAGCCAGCACCTAAAAAGGACCAGATTAAAGGTTCCGACAAGAACAAGTCTGGGTCAGCCGCAACTGGCAAGGGCGTCGAGTTTACTGACACAATCATCAAGTCTCTTGAAAAGAAGGTTGCATACCACAACGAGAAAGCACCAAACGGACGTAAGGTGACTCTTGCAAAGTTGAAAGCTGTCTATCGACGTGGAGCAGGGGCATTCTCAACTTCCCACCGACCAGACCAAAACCGAAACTCTTGGGCAATGGCTCGTGTTAATGCTTTCTTGAAGCTCGTTAAATCTGGGAAACCTTCAAACCCAAAATATGTGTCAGACAACGACTTGCTTCCAAAAATGCACCCACGCCATAGCGAAGCTTCGAACCTCAATCCGCTTGTGGCCTCACTGGTGGCTTCACTAAATGTTGAAGATGAGTCTTCAGATTTTGCCCCGTGCGAGGCACTCGACTTGGTGTGCGAAAGTGGTTGTTCGTGCACATCTCAACCAACTTTTAACGAGTAAATATGAGCGAAGGACTTGCCCTTCTCTACGCCCGCGTATCTACCGCTATGCAAGTAAATGACGGCGTATCTTTGGATGTTCAAGAACGTCAACTGAAGCAAGCAGCCGAATTAGCTGGGTTCACCGACATAGAGTTTGTTCGTGAGGAAGGACGTTCTGGTAAATCTATCTCTGGACGACCAGCCCTAACTGACGCACTCAAGCGTTTAGATGCTGGCGAGGCTCAAGCATTGTTTGTCACTCGTATCGACCGACTTGCTCGTTCAACAAAAGACTTCCTTAGTGTCATCGACCGAGCCAATACAAACGGTTGGCGTCTTGTGATGCTGGACCTCAACCTCGACACGTCTTCCTATCAAGGCCGATTCGTCGTGACAATCATGTCCGCTCTGGCTGAGATGGAACGCGGAATTATCGCCGCTCGTCAAAAGGATGTTCACGAAGACCGACGTAAACGTGGCATCGTGTGGGGTGTAGATATGGGACCAAAGAACAAAACCCCCGAAGAGATTCGTCAGAGGATTGTTTCTGAACGAGCTTCGGGGGCTTCGTACCGCACTATTGCGGAAGGTCTTAATCGGGATTCGATTCCGACTCAGAATGGTCGACGTTGGTATCCGACGACGGTGAAGAATCTGGTTGACCTTCTTCAGCAACCTGATTAGCAGGAGTGAACTGTCCCTGGATTTCTAGCGTTGCTAGGAAGTGACCAGAGAAGTTATATTCACCAGCGTGAGTGATATACACCCAAGGTGCTGCGTAAACGTCTCCGCCAGACTCGCGATATAGATGACAGAACGCGTAATCTTCAGACAACAAGATTGACTCAGGCTCGTCAGTAATCATTGTGGGGAAGTATTCGTGAATGACTTCTCCGTAAGCAATGTTTGGTGTAGCACTTGCGTTGTTTCGATATGTCTTCACCAGCGGTTGAATCTGCTCAAAAGCACGTCGGTGGATGAACAACATTCCAGTTCCGATATCACGAACTTTGAATGGCTCGTTGGCCTGGAACTGCTGAGACTCCTGCAGAAAATTAGTCGCAAAGAATCCAGAGTATCGCTCTAGCTCTTCAGCTGGCTTTCCAGCAAGGGCAGCTTTTCTGACGTTTTCCCAGTTGATTGATTTCATCGGATAAATAGCACCAATTACGTCTTTGCCAGTGTTAATCATCCGCACCACGTCGTTTACATTGAACCCATGGTCACTGTCGACAAACAAAAGAGCATCGCTGTCAGTTTTCATAAACTCATGTGCAAGTGTGTTGCGAGCACGAGTAATAAGGCTCTCGTTAGTCATCGAGAGGTGCCAAGCCGAGTGGCCTGCTAGCACCAACTCTTCTTGCAACTTTTGAATACATGCGACATAAACGCTCTTAGCGTTTCCGCCATACATCGGTGTTGCAATACAAATTTTCATTTTGTCTCCTGCGACTCTGTTTTTAGTTGGCGGAGAGCCAGATTTCCCGACTCCCCGCCTAGTGCCTCTCTCCCAAGGACACAGTTGTATTCTATCGTAATTTCGATAAAAAACTAAATGTTTCTAGCAAACCTAGTTGCCGTCTGCCAGTCTACCTCGCTGTTGTTTGGAACAACTCGAGGGGTCAAAGAGCGGTCCTTAATCACAGCACTCTTACCTTGACCCTCGATAGGGAGGCCACGGTCCGAGAGCTTACGGTGGAACGCAATCTGAGACATAGGACGCTCACCACGCTCGTCTGACCAGTTGCGGTAGACATTGTAAAGGTTACGAACGTACAGCTCCATACCCTCAGTCTCACGGGTTTCTTCGTCCAAGAACAAACCAATGCGGTCTTCGTTCCGTCGATAAATTTCAGCGGCTTCACGAATTGCCGTACACATCTCCAGAGGGTCACGGGCACTGGAGTTTAGATACTTAATCGCACCCTCGACTGCCCACGCTAACACTGCTGGAAGAGCACCCTCAGGGTCAAACAAGTACGCCTTGAGGTCTGGGTCTGGAACCTGAGGAACGTTGCTCCAAGGAATTGGTCGAATACGACGCCACATTGCGTCATCATTAATCATTGGACGGTGGTTGGTAGTCACCCAAAGCTTTGCCTGAGACGAGAATGTAAACGGCTTCTCACCAGGTGAACGTGCCGAGATTTCAGACGAACCAGTCAACTTCTTTACAGAGTTTTCTTTCATACGTTCGGACTCAGGCAACTCATCAACCCACACCATACGGCGACCACGAAGTTCAGCCCAGTGGTATAGGTCAGTAGATGAAGCGTGACCATCACCCTGAGCAAGAATGCTCGAGTCGAGAGGCCATGCGTACTGCTGGGTTCCCATAGCTTTTACCAAAGCTTCAACAAAGGTGTTCTTACCAGACCCTGGAGGACCATAGACCAAGAACATAACGTCCTGATTATTCAGACCAGTGAGCGTATACCCAGCTGCCATTTGAATCCAGTTTTGAAGTTCTTTATCTCCACCAGTCGCGTAGTCAATGAATTGCTCCCAGCGGACGTTCTTCATACCCTGGGTATATGCAACAGGTGCACGCTTAGTGATATGTAGGTCTGGACGACCCTTAATCAATTCCCCAGTTCGAAGATTGATTACACCATTTTGAACACCAATGAGATAAGGGTTTCCATCCCAAGACTCAACTGGGACAACAACACGGGGGTCCGAGTTTGCACTCTCAATGGATGCATTAAGCCGTGAGTTCGACTTAGCCTGATTAGCCCACTTCAGAACTTCGTTCTTTTTATCCTGGTCCTCATAGTTCATCACTTCACTCGCGATGATTGGAGGGATACGCTTAGCAAGTTCTTTCATACCAAGGTCTTCGGCATCTGGACGCCAATACTGACCGTCCCAGATGTGCCAACCAATTCCTGGCGTGTATCGAATAGCGTTACCAAAAGAGTCCACAATACGACGACCATTACCGATGTCAGAAAGGGTACGACGTCCAGGAGTTCCACCCTCTGCTTCAGAGATGGCATCTGGGTCCTTTGGAACATCTACATTTCCACTACTAAAAGCTTCTGCCACCGACATACCACTGTGAGCGGCATCCATAACAGCACCACCAATAGTTCCAGGCAGGGACTCATTCGGAGTGACTTCGTCTGGGTCATAGTTAGAGACTGGAGACATAGTTGTTGGACGCTTAGCAGATGCAACAGCAGCACGGGTCTCTTGCTGATTACGCTGAGCCCATTCTTGAGCACCAGGCCAGATACGTTCAGCCACAGGATTTTCTGCCACAAACTCAATCGCACGACGCGTATGCATGAGCAACGAGTTTGGACCCTCGAGGTCTAGAGGCGGACGAATCTTCTCGTGGTTGAAACGAATCATCATCGTCTCAATCATCATGCGGGCTTCATCGCCAGTTCCAAACTTGTTTGCCAATGCACAAGCCAACTTGTAAACGTCGACAGCACGGGAACCTTCATCAATTCCCTCTTCCAACATCTTCTTTACGTCGACCTTTTCGCCACGGAAATCTAGGTCAGCCATAAAGCCCCAGTCGGATTCCCCGAGGTGCATACTGGAACGACGGCTTCTCTTTCGAACTACAGCGAGAAGTTCTTCTGGAGCCTTAGCCATTTCAATTTCCCAAGGAGCGTGCCCCTCTACCCATTCGTAGTTGACACCAGACCCGTGACGGCTTGGGGCGAGCATGACATATCCGTTGTGCTTGATGTCAATACCAGACAAACCCAGAGACTTTAAGTTTCCAAGAAGCTGCTCTTCTTGGTCTACCTTGTAAAAGATGTGGCGACCACGAACAGACTTTCCCTTGTGGGTATAAGTGCCCGTATAAGCCATAACGGTTTTAGGGAGTGCTCCTGCACCTACTTCTTCGTCAAACTTTTCAAACGACTCAACACCACCTGAACGTGGGTCGACGTCGATAACAAAGAAGCCAGATGGCTGGCAGAAAACACCGATGTTGTAGTTCGGATTGTTGTTCCACCATGCAGAGGTGACAGAAGAATCATTGCTAGCACGAACGTTCCATTCGCCAATAGCTGGGTGCTTACCTACATCTTTAGGCTCACCGTGTGGCTGGTTACAGGTACAACGACCTGTATCATCGATACCGTGGCAAGGCAGAATTTTCCAGCCATTATCGGCGTACCAAGTGGAGCCTCGAAGCAGTTTTTCGGAGTGGGAGAGGTCGTTCATCTAGTTCTGTACGCTCCCGACTTCTTGCTCCTGAGTTGAAAAAAGTGATGTAAACCACTCTTCGGCATCAATCTTAGCGATGTAGGAACGCTCTCGACCCGTATCAGTGGTTGTTTTAATGGCTTTTAGTTCACCATTTTCGACCGCACGAGCTACCACCCGACTTGGTAGCCCATAAGTCAGAGCAACATTACGGATGCTCAGCCGCTTTTGAGAAAAATTCACTCTCAAAACTCCCATCTCTGTGTCATACACCAACGATACACCATCTTAGAACAAAAATCTGAGATTTCGAGAATTTTGTTGATTTGGTGTATTTGATACATTTGATTCTATCAGCTCAACTGACCTGAATCAATATGAACTACAATTATATGGTAACTGTCCCCCACCGATACGACTGAAAAATGGACTCAACAGCAATCTTCCTATCTATCGCCGCTGTAGTTGGCGGAGCCGTGACCATCATGGCTGCCCTTATGGCTGTCTACAAAATTGCTCGTAGGATTGACGACGCTATTGGAGTTGACTCTAAGGGACGTACCATCTCAGACCGACTAGAGCGTGTCGAACACCAACTATGGGAAAACGGTGGAAGCTCGTTGGCAGACAGAGTTAACAAGATTGAGTCCACCGCTAGCCACACAGCCACCGAACTCGGTCTAATTAAAGACTTTATTATGACTGGAGCTATTTCAGTCCCTGAAGCTCCAGCAGAAATCAAACGAACCAGGGCCCCTCGCAAAAAAGCATCCTAAACCTTCAACACTTAGTTGATGATTTTTATCGACTTTTGTAGTACTATTGAATGACGTATACGAATTGAAGGAGTACGAATGTCACTTTCAGACCGTCTTAATGAGTCCACAAAGTCTCAACCTCGTTTCTGTAAAGTCGGGTCAATCCTAAGCGGAGACCAGGTAAGTGAGAAAGACAAAGAAGTTCTTCGTCAGTTCTTGGACGCCGCAGAAGGCACACCAGGTCGTCTAACTAATGCCGCAATCGCCTCCGCACTACGTGCAGAAGGATTCGACATCTCCAACAGCAGCGTAGACCGCCACCGTGGGGGCCAATGCTCATGCAACCGAAAGGTCAACTAATGGGATTGGGAGATACCCTAAAAAATATGTCGAGTCCAGGAAAATCTGGTTCAGACATCAAAGCACTACAGACACCAGAACAGTGGCGTTCTCGGATGGACGTCGATGATAAAAACGGCGGCTTTGTAGTTTCTCAGCCAGTGCCCGCTGGTTCAAATTTAGACTCAAAAGAAATCCTTGAAGAGTTCGGCATGGACCCGAACCAATGGGAAGTCACATCGGTTCGTCGAGGCAAGTGGCAGAAGTATGACGGCGAATATTTAGAGTCTCTTCGCGTAAACGTAGTTCCTACTGGAGTCTTAGCCGAAGACCGACTAGACGCTGAAAAGCTAATCGATGAAATCAAAAAGTGGCGACCTGCAACTGGAATCAAAACTGCAACAGGTGATGCCGCTTTTGCTGCTTTCCCAAGCGACCAACAGATTGGTAAAAAGACTGGCTCTGGCGGTAGTCAGCAGTCTATTGACAGGCTTCTTCATCTGACAGAGTCGGCAGTAGGAAGATTCAACGGCTACCAGCGAATGGGACTTAAAACTGGAACCATTGTTCTTGGACTCCCTGGAGACCACGTTGAGGGAAATACCTCTCAGGGTGGACGACTCCAGGGACTTGCTGCATCTGACCTAGGACTAACCGAGCAAGTCCGCGTTGCACGTCGACTATTGATGGCTCAGGTAAAGGCTTTTGCACCACTAGCTGAGAATATGATTGTCCCCGTCATTAACGGAAACCATGATGAGGTAACTCGTCAAGTTGCAGCAGACCCAGCTGACGGATGGAATGTCGAGATTGCATCAGCAGTACAAGATGCTTGTGCAGAAAACCCAGCCCTGCAGCACGTTGAGTTCAGGTTTCCAGCTTCTGGACACCAGACACTCGTAACTGAGATTTGCGGCGTACATCTAGGAATGTTCCATGGACACCAAGCCAATCAAAACAACGTGCTGAAGTATCTATCTGGTCAGGCAGCTGGTCAGACCGCTCTAGGACTTGCAGACATTTGGGTATCTGGGCACTTCCACAACTTCCGCACTATGGATATCGGTGACCGCTTATGGTGCCAGTGCCCCACCACAGACCCTGGCTCGGAGTGGTTCCGCGACCGTGCTGGTCTAGAATCCAAGCCTGGTCTTTTAACTATGGTTTTTGGTGGCTCATATGACCCACGTGAATTCCTAAGCGTCCTACCTGTGAGGTTGTAATGCCATTTTCTGATATCTCAAACACCGAGTGGATTAAGTGGATACTAGATATCAAAAAGCCAAAAACGGTTTTGGATATAGGACCAGGTGCTGGTAAATATGCACACCTAGTTAAAGAAGTTCTACCAGATACTCATATCACTGGAGTCGAGATTTGGGCACCATACGTTAAAGAGTACGGCCTAGAGTATTTCTACGACACCGTTCACATCTGCGATGCCCGAATCTACCCAAACTTCAACTTTGACCTAGTTATTTTTGGTGATGTGTTGGAGCACATGACTAGAGCCGAAGCACGAGAACTGTGGATGAAAGCATCTAGAGAGGCTAAATCAGCCATTATCTCTATCCCAACCATTCATTTCCCGCAGGGTGATATTGAAGGTAACCCCTACGAAATTCACGTAGAGGAGCACTGGACTCACGACGAGATACTAGAATTCTTCCCAGGAATTACAGGATTCCAAAATTTTGAAGTAACAGGAACATATATCGGAGAGTTTAGATGAAGGTTGCCGTCTACACCATTGCACTAAACGAAGAGCAGTTTGTAGAACGTTGGTATGAATCAGCAAAAGAAGCAGACTACTTATTAATTCTTGATACTGGTTCTACAGACAACACAAGAAAAATTGCATTAGACCTGGGTATTCACGTGGATGTCGTTCACATCAAGCCTTGGCGATTTGACATTGCCAGAAACACAAGCCTTGCGATGCTTCCTCCATACATTGACTACTGCATCTCATTGGATATGGACGAAGTATTGATGCCTGGTTGGCGTGAAGAGCTAGAAAAAGCACACGAGCAAGGTCTAACTAGACCACGCTATCAATACACATGGTCCTGGAAGGAAGATGGAACTCCAGACCTTCAATATGGCGGAGATAAAATCCACAGCAGATTTGGTTATCGGTGGAAGCACCCAGTGCACGAAACCCTAAGTCCATACGGCGTTGAAGAAATTCAAGGCTGGGTAGGGCTACAGATTGAGCACCACCCAGATAACACTAAATCAAGAAGTCAATACATGCCGCTATTGGAGTTGGCAGTATCTGAAGACCCAGAGGACGAGAGGAATCGTTTCTACTACGCTAGAGAGCTTTACTATGCAAGAAATATGGAACGTGCAGCTGGTCATTTTAGGATGTACCTAAATAATGTGCGTTCAACCTGGGGACCAGAGCGTGCCGCAGCATATAGATTTTTGGCTAAGTGCGAACCTCATCAAGCAAAGGCTCATCTAGAAAAGGCAATTAGAGAAGCACCAGACCGTCGAGAAGCATATGTAGACCTAGCATTGCTTTGCTACGAATCTTCAGATTGGGATGCTTGCTACTCTGCTGCTTTAGGAGCTCTAAACATTAAAGAGAAACCCCTCGAATATTTATGTGAAGACTTTGCTTGGGGTGCCGTTCCATATGATTTGGCAGCAATCGCTGCATACAATCTTGGAGTTTATGACAAGGCATTGTTTTATGGTCTACTGGCTAAAGACGCAGAGCCAGACAATGAGCGACTATCAGAAAACGTAAAGTTTTACGCCGAAAAGGCACTTCCAAATACTGGAAATGCTATTTCTTTTTAGCTCGTCTTTCGACCTTTTCTTGTCGAGCATGGTGGTAGGCATTGACAGCGTTTGCACTGGTTCTACTACGCCAAAGGAATCCACAATCTAGACACTCAACTAGTCTCATTGTTGTCCAGCGACCACCATCTGGGTTATCTACAACATGAGTTTTAAGCCGACTAGTTCTAGCCGTACAGTATGGGCACTGAGGGAATCGGTCACGCCTAATCTCTTCGCCGTCTGCATTTACGGATAGGGTTCGACGTATTTCATTTTCATCTCGTCCACCCCAGACTCCCCAAATCTCTTTAGATTCAAGTGCCCATTTGACGCAGTCCTTACGTACAGGGCATTGAAAGCATAAGTTCTTTGCAGCATATCTCTCCTGAGGGTCGTTGGAAAAGAAAAAGTCTGCAAACTCTTCATACTCTTTTTTACCGCATTCGGCATTTAACTGCCACTCGAGGTTAGTAGGCTTCCACATAAATCTCCACCAAGGTAATTGGGACGATGTCATCTACGGTGTCTCCATAAAAAGTTTCACCATTCTCAGAGCATGGTGTTAATTCATCTAGCTCTCCGTCAACTTTGCCAGCATAGATATGCTGGACGGATGCAGATTCGGCAGCTCGATAGCCCTGACCAAGACTGTCTACAACACCATCTCTTTGGAGTGCGGAAGCCAGTGCTCGCACAATAACGTCATGCTCCAAAGTAATGTGGTCTTCGGTAAAAAAGAAAATAGACGAACCGCCACTTGAGAAGTGGTCACCAGACCACTCACTCCAGAGCGTTTCGCCTATTCTTGAATCTTTTGCCATCATGCACCTGTATATAATTATACAGGTTTATGATAGAAAATCTGGTTAAAAGTTACTCTACGGGCCAGATATATTCGTAAGTTTCTGGTCGGAATCCAGGGTCTTCTTTCCAACCAAATTGAGAATACCACTCGTAGTTTTTATTCAGAAGTGCGGTCCTGTGGCTAGAAGCAATCTGCTTGAAAGTGTCAGAGTCACGCATCCATTCGGGATTTGAAGAGAATAGGTCAAATCCAGCGGACATCGCCGTCATCATAGTGCTCTTTGCCTTGTCTCCAATAGTTGATTTGTAGCCACGACTAATCCACTCATCAACCATCGCCTGAATGTATCGGTAGAGAGCCACTTCGTGCCCACGCCACATCTTAACTGCTGGGTGATTAACCCAGCCTTTAGGGGTTCGGTGATTGCCCTGCGGGTCTAGCTCGAGCAGAGTCATAAGAATCTGCCAGCCCTCTAAAGCCTGCTTGTTGAGTCGCTGTCGGTCTAGGACCTTTGCTACGTCCTCAAAGCTTTCTGTTAGTGGTACAAATGTTTGCATTGCTGCGTCCTTTCGTCATTGAGATTAGGTTATACAACCTAAGAACATTTGTCAACTATTTAGCAAAATTAACCGCATTACGTTTTACAGACGCATAGATAGTTGCCTTAAACCGCATATTAGAGTTTTTGTCCTCGAGGTCGCGAGTCTGGACCAAGATTTCAATATCCATTGAATCTTCAATGTCCGAGTACTCTGCGGGGGACTTACCGAAATACGACCCAAGCTCGCTAATCGCATACTCTTCAATGTCATAAACGTTATTTCCGTAAATGGTAAGAGAGAATTTAGTCTTCACTATCGAATCCTCTTCTGAAGCTTGTCTGGAGAATAGTGGACCCCTTCTAGGGTAGGCGACTTTCCATCAGTCATTTTGACAATGATGTCACCAGAGCGAATTGCCCCTACTACACCACGTCGACCATTGTGAAGGCTTCCCATATCGCCGTCGAATGCGTCATGCATAACCCTAACCTGGTCACCTACTTTAATGTCACCACGCCTAACATCAACCCAGACTTCATCTTTGTTGACAACAACGAGTGAGTGACCCAAACCAACGCTAGAAAGGATTTCTAGACTCTGACGTGCCTGTTCTGGAGTAAGGTCTAGTGACTCCCAGGTCTCTAGCATCTTGAGGACAGCCTTTCCGACCCCAACACGCACCTTTGCTTCGGTGAACTGTTGTTTCACCCATTCATAGTTGACTTCCATTAGTTCTCCTATAGATTCATTGTTTCATTGAGGATATTTGTTACTTCAATTTTACTAGGTATCGAAGATAAATAGGCTTCTTTCTGAGAAGCAGCTAGAGCAGAACGCTCTTGAGACGTCATCTCTTCTACTGAAGCAGCTAGAACCGACCAAGACGGGCCTAAAACAAAGCTTTCTTTCCACTCTGTCACCACTGGAACCCCCGCATTGAGAGACTGAATGTAACGATAGGTCCACCAAGTACCTTGACGCTTGTCTGGAGAGATTAGAGACCCCACCGAGCGTTGAATTTGCATATAAACATCGCTATCTGTAGCACCTTTATTTACCTTCATTGGTGACCCAGGCAGTGCGACCATTTTTAGCTGCTTTTTAGTCCAGTGAGGGGTAGGAATATCATATGACCACTTGTTGGCAACTACATCTCTATCTGGAGAGTCCGTAGACGCCAAAAAAGAGTCAATGTTCAGTGGGATTAGGCAGTCTCCGACACTTTCTGGCAAAGACGCATAAACATCGTCATCACTACTCCAAGGTAGTGAAGAGTAGAACGTCACGGGCCAGTCTTCGTTGAGAAGCTTAGAGATAGCACGCAGCATTATTGCCTGATAGGCTGGACTGCTCTTAACTTCCTCGTAGTGTTTACGATACGAGAAGAAATCTTTAGTTAAGTTGTCGGGGGAATTGATAGTGGCCCTTAGCGAGGTCCCAATTTGAGACACTGAGGGAGAGTCAATGAACATAAAAAGCTTGCCAGACGACCATAGAGTGTCGACAACACTAAGAGCACCATAAGCTCGATTAGCACTCAGGCTTGTGATTGGGGCTAGCCCAACCAGGACAGCATCAAACTCCTTCAAGACAGGCTCGAAGGACACTAAATCTGGGTCACCCCACGTGACATCATGCCCCATATTTGTGAGCACATCTTTCAATACACCAGCAAAGCTCAGCGAGCGGTCGTGAGCTCTTGATGATACCTGAGGGGCAGTCATACCCGTCAAAAGAATCTTAGACATTTTTCCTTTTTCTTTGCTTAGTAGTTGGGGGCATCATCCAAAGATGACACCCCCAACTTTTCACCAGATTAGAACGGTGAAGCAGGTGCTTCTGCAACTCCAGGAGCCGCAGGCGGAGCAGGCGGAGCAGGAGGGGCAGGTGGAGCAGGAGGTGCACTGGCTACAGCAGGAGCAGGAGCCGAGGCTACAGCACCAGTCGGAACAACGTGGTACTTCTTAATCTCGTTGCTCTTGGTGTTGTTGTAGGTGCGGGTACCGAGGGTGGCACGGAACTGCTTCCCAAAAATTTGGGCTTCAATCTGTGCGTTGGTCGGGTTGTTGTTCGTGAAGAACTCACGAGGGAGACCAAGTGCTGCCATCTTCGAGAAGAAGATGCCAAGGGCAGTGCTGTTCTCGGGAGAGATAACCAGGTTATCCCACACGAGACGCTTAGCGTGAGGGCCAGTCTGGACCTCTGCCTTAATCTTGAACATGGTCTTACCACTTGCGGAAGTGGTAGCGGTGGCCTCAAGTACCTTGAGGTCGTAGTCGCCGTCGGGCAACGGCTCGTAGGAGTTGGCAGATTCGCCAGCATCCTTTACTAAATCAGCCCAGTTGAGAGTACTCATCTTTGCGTTTTTCCTTACTTGCTACTAGTAGTAGTCAGCTTACGCCGACTTCTTTTTCTCGGTTTTTGGACCGAAAATCATGTCGAGCATACGCTCAACTCCGAGGTTCTCTTGCTCAACGATTGAGCCGAGACGACCCTGTACACGCTCACCAGCCTCGAACTTGTCGGTACGCTCCACATACATACGACGTGCTCGATAAGGCAACTGAGTAGGGTCTGGGTTAGGAATCATCTCGTTAGAGATGTAGCCAAGTACATCATAGAAGTACGGGGCTTGAACCGCAAGCTGTCCCTGTAGGTAAGGGTGCATGAGGTCGTCCTGACCACGCTTAGCCATCGCGGTAAGCACTACGGCTTCCAAAGGCTGAGTCGGGTGCATCGTGAGGTCGCGGAGGTCACGAAGAAGAGCACCCATGTGGCGAAGAAGTTCGCCCCACTGCTGCATCTTCATCTGCTCTGTGCCAGCGATGTTGTCCATGCACTTGACCTGAAGCTCCGAGATGGAGTCAATAATCAAGCTCTTGAACTGGTGCTTGCCACTCTGAAGCCACTGGAATGCCTTCAGAACAACATCGTAATCACGCACCTGCACGACTACGGTATCCCACGTTCCGTCCGCCTGTGGCGGCTCCTCACGCATGGGGTCCCAATACTTGACGTTGATTGGAAGGAAGCGGTGACCGCCTTCCACGTCGAGCATCAGACGAGGATATGGTGCTGTGACGGCAAAGGTTGACTTACCAACCTTGGACTCGCCATAGACCATCATGGTTAGAGAACGCTGTACATCTGACATGCTTACTCATTACCTTTCTTCTCGATTGATGGATTGTAGTAACCGTATGGGTCAGAGACCTCATACATCTGCTCGATGGCTGCCTCAGCGGCACTACCGTCGTCAATTAGAGGACAGATAGTGTAGAACTGACACTTCCATTTGCAGTCTTTCGATGGTCGTGGGTAGGCAACAAAGTTTGGGTCTGCACCCTCGTCTAGAGCCTTTTTCACTCCCATCAAATCTGTGATTGTTCCGTGAATACGTTGCCAGAAAGAGCGAAGCGTAAACACGTTGTGACGGACCTCAATCTGCTCATAGAACGGCGGACGTGCGTTAGCAGTTCGCTTTACTTTCTTAAGCATGGTGAACAAGCCACCCTCTGAGCGTTCGCCTGGCTCTTTATTCTGAGCGTGTTCCAACATCATGTATGTAAGAATCTGCTCGTTCATCTGAGCCTGATTGGCAAAGTCCGAGAACGACCCACCGACAGTCTTGAAGTCACGGAACATACGAACACCGTCACTCTTGCGACGAACACGCATGTCTAGCTTTCCCTGAAGAATAACCTGACCGTCAAGCAGAGGCATCTCAATAATTTCTTCAGTAGAAATCATTTCAAGCTCTGCGTCGATACCCTCGTCTTCCATCCACTGTAGGTAGCCCTCCAGCATGATTCGACCAAGTTCACCCTCGGCTTCGAGGTCGGTCGTATCGCGATACTCGTCCATCAACTTTTTACGGTCAATGTCAACTAGCTCAGCGTGAAGTTCGAGTAGGTCACTCTCACGGTTTGATGTGTAGTAGCGGTCTAGAGCCTCGTGGATACGAGAACCTAGTGCCAAAGCTCCAGTAAAGTCTTTCTGCTTTGGCTGTAGACGTCGGTAGTAGTTAAGCCACCACTTACGTCGGCAGTCCTTGAATACCTGAATCTCCGAGTTGGAGAGACGGTAAGGACGTACTTCTTGTGTAGTTTCGTCACTCATATTTAGAGTTTACCAGCCTTATCTTCTTTTAGCAAATCGAGTAGTCTTGCCTTGTCGTGCACAATCTGCTCGAAGTTTTCTGCCTTGGTGTCGAGAACCTGAAGAACACGTTCTTCAATAGTTCCTTCCGTAACGTAGTCCATCACGACGACAGAATCGTGAATCTCGGAACCGATACGGTGGATGCGGTCCAAAGCCTGCTTGTAATCTACAAGAGACCACGGACGCTGAAGCATGACCAAACGGCGACCAGTGGTCAAAGTAACACCAACACCACCAGCCTGAACAGTGAATAGAATCCACTTGATTCGACCAGACTGGAAGTCGTCAATAGCTTTCTGACGCTCCTCTTCCGACTGAGCACCAGTAATCAATCCGTGAGCAATACCCTCTTTGGTGAGGCGAGCACTTAGCAGTTCAATTAGCTGGCGAGACACTGCAGTTACTGCTACAGAGTCATCACCGAAGTCACCGTTTTTAATGTCATCCATTAGAGCATCTACTTTACAAGAGGGCTCTGACAAAACTGCCTTTTGCTCTCCTGTCGCAGGGTCAGTAACCATCTCAGCGAACGAGCTAGCAAACTGATGTAGACGAGTAGTTTGAGTCAGAACCGACGGAGCAACTACAGCATCGCCACCCTCCAACTCAGCAATCATGTTGTCACGCATATCTTTGTATGCCTTGGCCTGCTTAGCAGACATCTCAACATCACGACGTTCAAACATAACTTCAGGAAGCCAAGGAAGAACTCGAGCTTTAAGCATACGACGCATGTGAGGGTTAAGAGTCGAGTAGAACTCTTGCTCCATGTGAGGCTTAACACCGAGAACCATCATCCCGCCAAAAGCATTGAGCATGGTGTTAACCATACGGTCAATCCAGCGAGTTTTCGAAGGCCAGTCCGCTGGACTGAGCCAGTGAAGAATCGACCATAGGTCAAGGACGTTATTTGCAATGGGTGTACCAGTCAAAGCAAATCGAATCTTTGCATCTCCACTTGCAGCCCACAAAGCACGAGTCTGCTTAGACTTCGGGTCCTTCGAGCGGTGAATCTCGTCAGCAACAACAGCCTTGAAATCAATCTGATTTAGCTCACGCTCGTGGACTTCGCAGCGACCAGTGGTAACACGAGCATCGTGTCCCTTACATTCTGGGCAGCGAGCAAGAGCCACCGCACCGTAAGGTGCAAGTCTAGATAGACTGCGAAGAGATTCCCAGTTGACAACATAAACATCAACGTTCTCTTCTTCAAACTGCTTGCGTCGCTGAACAGCGGTTCCAGAAATAACCTGAACCTTTACGCCAGGCCACCACTTTTCGAACTCACGCTTCCAGTTCTTCTTCAAAGTATTAGGGCAGACAATGAGGGCAGGAAAGACATCTTCCCCATCGTCCTGAAGCTTTTTGATTGCACGAATGGCCTGAGCGGTCTTACCAAGACCAGGTTCGTCAGCAAGTAGTGCACGTTTAGCAGTGGACAGAAATTTCACACCAGCACGCTGGTGAGGAAATAGGTCCTCGTCACCCTCTCCCTCAGGAAGTTGCTCTAACTCACGAAGAATGTTAGATGGGTCAATTCTGGTGGAACGCTCATTGGTTGCCCAAGCAGTAATGTTCTCACCGAGAACCAAGTCGTCACGGAAAGTAGAGCGAAGTGCTAGACAAGATGACCAAGAAGTCGGTACTCGCCACAGCTGAGTCTTGGCATCATACGTTGCCCCAGGAATGCTCTTGCAGAGTTCCTTAAATCGCCAATCAGCACCAATTACGATGTGCTCACCCGTTTCATCGAGTTCTACATTCACTGGCATGTAGTAATCCTTTCGTCGTTATAGATAGATACTATCACAAAAATCTTTTTTATTTTTACTTTTTTGGATAGTATCTTCAAAAAAGTTTTGGCTACTGTAGTAGCTTTGTCGGTTTCCAGCCGCTTTTTACTAACCTTAACAGACCATGACGGATGCTGTCAAGTGCGTGCCCTTCTCCACCTCGATGCCAATACTCCAACTTCTTCAACTTCGAGTTGTCGAACATGGCTTTAGCATCTGCGGGCGATTGGAAGTAGATATCATCAGGACTTCTTCCGTTGTCCATCATAACCTGCTTGAGAATCCCAATCTGTTCCAGAGAGTAAGGAGCTTGAGAGTTCTTTACCGTCTGGGCGTTGATTGTGAATCGCTCGCACACAACTTCTAATGTTACGCCTAGGGTCTGACATTTTAGGAAGGCTTCTCTGATTGGAGCAGCATATTCGTGTTGCTGATACTCTCCAGACCAAACCATCACTGGCTCAACGTCTGGGCTTTCCCACACAAAATAAGACATCCCTGTGGCTTTGCCAGGGTCAACAGCAAGAATGTGTCTAGACATATTTCTCTCCCCAGTTTTCTAGAGGGCCGTCAGCATCAGCAGTCAAAGGAACTGCCCAGCCTTCGGTAGTTGTCATACATTGACGAACCAGTTGCTTGATTTCTTCGGCATCTTTACGGGGAGCATTGAGCACGATTTCGTCGTGTACTGGAACAATCAATAGGTCAGTCAAGTCTGCTTGGTCAAGCTTCACTAGGTTCTGCTTAAAGATTTCAGCAGCACCACCTTGAATCAAATAGTTGACCAGCGTGTATACACGGTCTTCGTCACAAGGGATTCGACGTCCAGTCCAGGTATTTACATAACCCTGACCCTCTGAACGAAGACGTCGCATACCAATGTCTTCGACTTTCTTCTGGAACAAAGTCATTCCTGGGAATCGCTGGTCAAAGGCATCTGACACAGCCTGCATCTGTTCTTTAGGAACACCAGCAGTAAGTGCTTGCTTAGCAACTCCTGCTCCATATAGACGTCCGTAGACCACACCCTTGATGAGATTACGACGCTTGTCAGATTTGACCATTGTCGGGTCTTGATAAATCTCGCGACCGATTTCGGTGAATGGGTCAGAGCCAGTTGCATCAGCCATGTTAAATAGGTTGATTAGGTTCTCGTCCTGAGAGAGCGAGGAGAACATACGGAACTCAACCTGGTCAAGGTCGGAAGTCACGATAACGTGGTCATCGTCCTTAGGCAAGAACGCACGACGAACGGTGTCGTCACCCTTAGGTAGGGTCTGTAGTGCTGGATTCTGGATAGACATACGCCCAGTGCGAGCACCCATAGTGTTGACAGATGGGTGAACAAAACCATCCACGTGGTCAGTCAAAAAGTTCTTAAAGTAAGTGTTAGCCAACTTGTCAGCCTTACGCTGCTTCAAGACAACATCAGCAAGTTGCTTGACTTCTGGGTTGCCTTCAATCATCAACAGCTTGAGCTGGTCTTTAGAAGCTGACTTCTGCCCAGACGGGGTAGTTTCAGTAATCTCTGCACCAAGACCCTCGAGCAGACGGACCAACTGAATGTTACTGGTGATTGAGACACCATAGGTATCTTGACCCCACTGCTTTACAGATTCCCCGTATTGAGTCAACTCATCAAACTTCTTCTTGGAGTAGTCAAGGTCTACGCGAACACCATTCAACTCCATACGAGTGACAATCTTACGAGCAGCCATTTCGAGTTCGTAGGGAATGCTGTACATCTTTCCTGGACCAGTCTTTTCCCAGAACTGGTCAAATAGACGCATTGTTAGAACAGTATCTAGAGCACCATATGCCCAGTACGGCTCAAAGTTTGTGGGAACAGTTCCCCACGTCCACCCGTTTGCAGTCAATGACTGGTCTAGGTGCGACTGGAGTGCTGCTGCCTTAGCGTCGACATACTGGGAAGTCAAAGTTTTTAGGGCACCAGAGCCCAGCGGGTCAATCACTTTAGCCATAATCATGGTGTCGTGAGTGCGGTGCCAGGGAATAGACCATTCGGACTGAATCTCGAACCATTTAGCTTCGAACGCCACATTGTGGCAGACAATCTGACCTTCAAACTTGTTCATTGATTCATAAAACACACCAGCCCACTCAGCCCAGGGGATAGACCAGCCCCGCTGACCGTCACCTACTTGAACTAGACGAAGACGACCATGCCACGGAGAAAGAGCGTGTGCCCTAGGGTTTCCAGGAAGTTCGCCAGTTTCAGTGTCGATAGCGATTGCATTATGGGGGCGACGCTCTCCCAGCCAAGAAATAAACTCCTGTGCTTTTGCAACACTGTCTACTAGTTCTAATTGAACCGATTCAAGTCCACTCGTCATTTTTGTCCTTATCTACTTCTTTATATTGTACTAAATTGTTTGACAGAAGTCAACACTAGGGCAGCGTGTCTCCATCATCATTGTCGTCCAAGTCCATGTCCTCATAATCATCAATACCCCAGTCGTCAGTAGGGAGCATGACACCAGCAGCTACTGCCTGACCTACAAGAAACAACGCTTCTCTTTTGGTAAATCCAGAGGCACAGAGTGCTAAAAACATTTCATGCAACTCTACGCCAATAGATACCATCGGTGCTACTGGGTCTTGGGGGCTTGCTGGAGGCTGCCCTGGAAGGGCTTCATCAGACATTAGGGAATCAATTCGACTCGGTATACCGATTCGATTGCTTCATCCTTTTCCGATGCATCCTCCAATAGACGTTGAGCGACGTGGGTAAGATATCGAGCACCACCCTGGTCATACTTATAAAGTGCTTCAAGAACAGCGTCTGGCTCTTCTGAAACCTGTGCCCAGTAGCGATGCTTTTCTGGGAAAACCAAATCTGCTTCAGAAGTTGGTCGACACTCCTCGCATGGGATAGGTGAACCGCCAAGACTAGAGAAGTGTGCCTCGGTCAGCCCGTACCTTTTAACCAATGCACATGCAGCCCCGTGATAGACGGTAGAGACACCAACACGAGACAAGATGTATGAGCCGCTTTCAGTCCTATAGAGTTCGAACTCAATCCAGCGTGTAGAGCCACGTCTCCACGAAGAAGACTTAGCCAACAAACTACCGTTGAATTGTAGGGTTCGTGACCCATCTTTTACTTCAAACATTACAAATCATTTCCTCTTGACATCGTTTAGGTAGTCCTAGTCTATCAAATGTTTCTAGATGTAGCCCTCTGACCAAGCAAAAATCTGGTCAGTCGATAGAGACTCACCAGTCTCCCTGGTCCAAGAAGTTCCCTTACCATATGCATGAACTTCGGTTCCGTCATATAGCAGTACGGTAATTTCTGACAATCCATATGGAAGATTTAGATTCTCTAAAGATTTCCATCTCAGCTCCAACTCCCAGCCAGCTGCCGTGTCGCAGGAAATTGCACCGCCTTGGTAGACGGTTCCATCGATTTCCGTGATATAGAAATCTTGAGTAGCCACATTGTCTCGATTTGGGGTATAAAACCTGGCGTGAACCAGGTCTCCAGTTTCAATAGTGTAGGTAATCATTATGCCAATACTCTCGTGTAGTAGGTGTAGGTAACTCTCAGCTTTGGTGGGTCGCTTTGCAGGTCACCGTCAAAGTATCCATAGTAGGTTAGAGAGCTGTAGTAGGTGTTTGAAGTTGCATTTGTAAGTCCTAACAAAACACTTCTAATCTGCCCACCTGCAAAGTAGTTTTGTGCTGCAGTGCTCAATGCCGTGTATTTTCCTTGACCTTTAGTGAATGATGCACTGGCTTGACCAGCGGAAGCATAAGGTCCAGGGGGTGCCGACGAGTTTCTAGCGTTAGTGTCTGAAGAGTACCCCCAGTAGGCAGTAAGACCAGACCCCTGATAAGAGTGTCGGTTTCGTAGATATAGTTCGACCTTAGTGACCTTGTATCCAGCATTTATTGTTCCCGCAACGTAGCCGCTATTGATTCCAGCAATAGTACAGGCTACGGCAGTATTTGGGACCCCTAGGCTAGTGCTATTGATGGCCTCAAAAGCCACCTGAGATTTTTTAGTTCCAGAAGATGTTCCAGCGTTTCCTTGGTAGAGGCTTTGCTGGTTTGAATAAACATCTGTAGTTCCAGCATCACCAATGCCATATCCATCAAAATAAGCAGAAGTGCTCGAGTTAATAATTGCTGTCGCGGTATGGGACGTGTAGACATAAGTTGCTACGTTTGTGTTTGTGTTTGTAGTTGTTGATGGGTAGCTACCAGTTGCTGTAGTGACAAAGTTATCACCATGTGTAGTAGTTTTACGAAGTACAGCAGTTGGAATAGCCTTACCCATGTCATAAACACGGAAAAATCCTGCACCATTTGCAGATAAGCTGTCAATTGCACCATTGGTAAAGGTAGTAGCCGCAGTGCTATACATTCTATATCTGACGGCCCAGAAGATAGGCTGAGAGTTAGTAGTTGGTCCTACGGCTAGATAACCTTTGTAATAAATTCCAGATGCACCGAAAGCTGGGGCGTCTGGGAACTGAGAAGTCAGCTCTGTAGTTTTGATAGGAATAGATGCAGGTGGATGCTGACCGAGAGTTCCTGATTGGATGTAAGTACTATAAATAATGTCAAATGTTCCAGCAGGGGAGAACAAGTTAGTAGCACTATTGCTGATGATAACTTCTAGACCGATAGAAACGTTTGAAGCTGTAACAGTCCTCAGTGAGGCCACGCCAGCGGCAATCAAAAGCTCTCTATCTGGGTGAGCATAGAACTTTCCAGCAGCCATAGTAATGACGTTAGTTGCAGGTGTATAGTTATTACCATCCAGACCGTCAAAACTAACCGAGTAGATGATGCCGCGAGGAATTCTATCTAGAATGTCTCCGCTGTAGTAGCTGTGGTCTGTGGTAATAGCGTTGACGTTACGGGCAACTGTCGTACTTACAGTGGTATACCTAGCCCCATCAAAAGCCGTTCCAATAAGATTTACTGCAGCACTAGCCGACGGACTAAAGAACGTATAGTTGTTCGACACCACAGTTGCCGCAGTTATAGAAGAAGATACAATGTTTCCAGTGATAGAAATATCACCAGTAGTTCCTTCACCAACACTGAATGAACCAGTGACGTTCAGCCCTCCACCAATAGTCACGTTGCTGCTTAGAGTTGTGTCTCCAGTTACTGTCAGCGTTCCAGACGAGGCTACAGATGCAAAAGAGCCTTCACCGATGTAGCTAATTGTTGCTTGCCCTTGAGTTGAATCTCCAACCGCAATAGTCGAAATGTCTTGAGAACTAAGTCGTACAGATACACTTCCATCTTCGTTATATAGAGTGAGTCCTGTAGGTGTTAGTTCAGAGTGTTCGACACCTGTATAGCCAACCGCTAAAGCATTAATAGATGGCGAAGTATTTGCTGCAACGTTAGCAGAACTGATTACATAGTTAATTGTGTTTGTCTGTGCAAGAGCAGCCGTTGTGGCAGTCGGAGCAACTACCGACAACCCAGACCCATCAATTTTTAGGGTTCTAACCTTAGCTGTTCCCGACAAACCAGTAGCAGAGGCATTGATTGGAACACTGTTGGCATAAGTAGCTGAACCAAAAAGAGTGACGGTAGTTGCTGTGTTAGTATTTGCTACCCAAGTATTGTTGCTTAGTACGTTTGCTACTTCAGAGGTACCTATACCAGAAATCTCAACAACGCCGTTTACGAATCCGTAAGGAGTAGCGTTTACGGACAAAGTAATAACACCGTTAGCAACGGCATACCCAGTGATGCCGAGAGAAGAGCCTACACTGCTAATCGTGGTGTATGTTTTATCGGCAACGGTGTTTGTACCAGTAACGGTTACCGACACGTTTCCAGAGCCAGCGTAGAAGGGTGCAGTATTGGATACTGCTATATAGGCCGTGCCGTTGGCAATAATCTCGACGCCTCGAACCGTAGAAGCACCAGCCGAGGCAATGGTGAAGGTCCCATCATATGGAGCACCCAAACCAGTGACGACCATCTGACTGTCAATGTTGTAGCCAGTGCTGTTGATGACGGTAATTGTCGCCAGGTTATTAGTTAGAGAGCTTCTGGTAACTCTCGAGTATGTTGGTTCTGTGGTGGATTCGCCTAAAACCTCAAACACTTTAGCAGAAGACAGAAGAACTGGCTGGCTTCCCGCAGGAATTTCTACATACACTGCGTATGAGTCAGGAAGAAATTGGTTTTGAGTCTTAATCACAGACTGAGTAGAGAAGTTAGTGGATGCAACGTTAGCACTGGTTAATGCAAAAGATACTGTCCTTGTATCAGCGGAAACTGCAGTTACCGTATAAGAATACGAGTTAAAACGAGCAGCTTCTACTTCAGTAGGGGCGATAATCTGAACTGTATCGCCAGGCATCATATATGTAGGAGTGACTGAAACTACGGAAGCTACGTTATTGGTGATGCTATATGACAGAAGTCGGTGACTATATTTGTCAGCTGACCACACTTCTCGATTTTGAAGATTTACATAGTAGTAAATATCTTCATTGGCTTTTCCAGGAGGGAAAAACTCAATCTGGCTTTCCTGAGAAGCAGCCGTGTCGATAGCGTAAAAAGTGGCTCTAGCATTTGCCGTCAATGAAATTGACAAAACTGTGGCAACATCCTGGTCCACAACAAAAGAAACGGTATTTAGAGTGGAGTCGTGAGATGCAACTTTATAAACTCCTTCAAAATTACTAGCCCCGTCAGTGCCTGTAAATAAGATATAGCCGTCACCAGCGAACGGCCCCACTCCAGTCGGGATAGTAAGTGTCACCTGACGAGTGCTTTGCGTGTACGTGGCTGCGGTAACAACGCTGCTAGTGATATCTAGAGTGTCCACATAGTAGACATCTTCTCCAGAAACTTTAACCACTATATGGGTGCCATCAAACAAAGAGTTTGTGTTTGTGATATGGATGGTGTCACCCACGGCAAAAGAATGTAGTCCGCCAGAATTCAGCGATATTTTTGTCAGACCGTCCACTGTTATCGCGGAGTCGATATCGTAGTTTGGTGCCTGTTTCCACCAAATAAGCTTCATCTCGATGTCATCGTTTGCCTGCCAAGCAGCATAAATTTTACGGCTCGGGGGGATGGTTAGCCTGCCCGTAAGATAAATTCGAGCTGGCTCATCTGCCGTTGGAATAAGAGACAGACCAGCGGTAGTAGCCTCAACATTGAGAATATCCTCAAGCTCTAAGGATGTGCCGTGAACACCGCCTAGGTGTAGTTCGACATCGCCTGCAGCAACCTGCCCCCAGTAGTCTCGGTTTGTTAGGGGTGCTGGTACACGCTGGCCCGCTTCGCCTGTGGGCATAGCCGCCGATGGGTTAAAAAGACGAGCATCGATTGATTGTGGAGTTATCGCTTCCTGAGTAATTCCACCTTTGACAATGGCTTCATCATCAATAACTCTTGAAAGTTGAGTAGGCACCGACGTCTGAGCAGACTGAACGACACTTTGATTTATATAAGTAAGTTTGCTTCCAAGACTCTTTCTGGAGCGACGACGACGACTAGCCACGAGGACCGCCTAACTTGGAAATAGGCATAAGTTCTAGGGTCACAGACTCTGGATATCCAGAGTCAGGAACAGAAACGGTCATCCCAATAATTTTTCTCACCAGCAAGTCATCTCTAGGTTCATCATCGCTTTCGAGCCTCATCTTAAAAAACTCGTCATTAATAATTATAGAGCACCACTGACCAACTGAGTACGTTCCAATTACGGGGTCAAGCGAGCCATTTATATCAATAGAAAAGTCCATGATTGGAGGAGCAGACTCTCCAACATATCTGGACGCATAGGCGTAAAGCATGAACTCATCGGACGTGTCTTGGGTAGACTCCGAAGCATCCAAAACGGGCCATCCAGCATCTAAGAAGCTTACAAGGGCAGATGCCGAGTATGGCTGAGAGGCCTCTCCAGACAGGGCTGGGTCATTTCCCACCATAAAGAATCTGGTTGCGGAGTCTTCGGCACTCTCGGTCATAGTCACTTTAGTGATGTTTCCTGGGTACTCAAATACAACTGAGCCCGCACCTAGCTGCTCTACGATGGTGTCATCAAAAGTATCGATTATCTCTCCACCAGGATAGAACGGTATAAACCTAAATACTCGGACGAACTGCTGTAGCTCTGGGTCATAG